CCAGCCGACTCCGAAGGTCTGGTAGGCGATTCCCTGGGGCACGACAAAGATGGCGTTTGCCGCAGCACCGCTCGCGGTCGTGATGCCCCATGCCTCCGCTCCAGCGGATGTGCCGCCCGCCTCGTGGAAAATAAAAACCACTGGGAACTTGGTGGTATTCACATAGCCAGCGGGAACCAGAAGATCGAAGCTGCGCGAGGTGGCGTCGCCGTCCGCCACGACCCCTGTCTGCGTGGTGGTGCCGGTGGCAGGAGGCGTGGTGCTGCACCCGCTCGAGGCGACCACAGCGACCGGCGTGTAAGCTGGATTGACCGACCGGACGCCGCCGAACTGCGCGAGAAGCAGGGCGAGAATCAGCATGAGCGCTCCTCTTTCAGCCAGGCCCAGCGGTTGTCGTTCAGCGCGCCCGCCCCGCGGAGAGCTCGACGTGGAGCATTGCCGCCTGCGGGAGCAGCCACGTTGTTGGATCGCAGCTCGAGCGCGGCCTCGGTGACCTCGGATGCCCCGGTCCACGTCTCGGTGACATTCACCACGGACGCCGACGCGGCAGTGCCGTCGCCTGCATAAAATATGTCTCCGGTCTTGGCGCTGATGGTGGTCGTGGCGCAGACTGGAGTTGAGGCAGACGAGCAGACGATGCGACCGGTGCCCGCCGTCCAGGTCAAGGTGGTACTAACGCTCTGATTCAGAAAGAGCGCTTTCACCACGGTGTTGTTCGTGTCTTGAGTCGTGATGCCAAGCGTGTTGGTAGTGACCTGCACAGCTGCAGATTGGCCGCTGGTGTTGAGGCCGTAGGCCGTGACGTTGCTATATTCGAGAACCACCAGATACAGAAACGTGGTGGTCGCCCCGGTGCAGCCGACGTTGTTTGCGCAGACCTTGAACGAGGTGGCGGCGCTGGCACTGAGAGGAGAGGTGAACAGATAGGCTTTATTCGTGGCCACGGCGGCGGAGTTATCCACCACGACTTGTTGCGTATATGTATTCCCTGCGCTGTCCGACACAAAAATCGGCACAGTGTCGATGGCTTCGACGGCCAGCACGATCGAGTTGCCCGCGGTGCTGGTGGTCGTGACCGTGACCGAGTTCGCTGCGACGGTCGAGATGCCGGCTCCGCTCGCCTTCACAAAGGTCGGGTTGAGCGCCCACGCCTGAGCGGAGACAAGCAGACAGATCAGGAGAATGCGCCTCACTGGAGTTGGACCGCCTGCGCCTCGCAAATAACGCTGGATGAGGAGGTGCCAGCTTGAATCGTCCAGTTGTTATTGACGGCGGTCTGCTTGAACGGGACCGAGAAGACCTCGCCCTCGCACGGCCCGATTGACGCTGGGCATACGATGGTCGAGCGCACAGTGCCCGCCGTCGCATCTCGAATAGAAATGGTGTTGGCGGTCGCGACAGTGTTGGAGCACTTGATATAGGTGAGGTCCAAGAACGTGCTGGCGATGGCTGCCAGCAGCGTCGTCTCGGCGACGGATGCGGTCAGGGTGACGGCAGCCTGGGAAACGAGCGACCGATCCACCTGTGGAGCAACGAAGAGGCGCCCGCGCCCATCGCCGTAGCGAGAGCAGACGCCGACGCCGGTAGTCGCGCGGAGGAATACCGAGGTTGAGTTGGTTACGGCCGCGTTCGCCCGAATGCGAGCGGCCTGCGAGCCTTGCGGGCACATGATGGTCTGCTTGCCGGTGGTGGTGTCGGCCGCGTAGGCGAGGCTGGTGCTGAGCAGGCAGGTGTTGTCGGACATCTTGGCGAGTTGCCAGATCCCGTTGCCCACCTGGCAGTCGCCGACCAGCGTCGAGGTGAACGTGGCATTGACCCACGATGCGCTCGCCGCCGACTGACCAGCCAGCGCGACCGACACGAACGATCCCGCTCCGCAGGCGTTGATATTGGCGTCGGAGCAGATCGCGGTGATCGAGGTCGGGCCTGCCACGGTATCGGCCGGCACATCGTCGGAAGCGCGAATGATCGGAATGCTCAATGCGGACGTCTTTTGGCCCAGCGAGATCACCTGCCCATTGATCGACGCAATGTTGCCAGCTGGATTGGATGTCGCGCGCAGGGTCGCGGCAACCGATCCGCTCGTGAAGGCGGCGACGCGCACACGGACATGCGTGGCTCCGTAGCAGCCCTGGGCGAGACGGATCGTCAGCGCGCCGTTGCTGGGGTTGGCGATCGACGTGAGCGAACTTGATCCGCTCTCCAAATAAGAGAGGCCGGTGCTCGAGGGCGTCCCAGTGAGCAGGTAGATGATGCCGCCATCGCTGCTGCAGTCGGCGACGATCGTCATCACGGGCGACGTGCTCGCGGTGAAGTTGACGACGGCCGATCTCTGCCCGGCCATGACGACGAGAGCGGTGCTGCCGGCTGCGCAGCTGAGCCCTGTCGCGCAAGCCGCGTTCAGGGTAACCACGGAGCCCGGCGTGTCGGGGGCAAGCACGGGCGTCACCGCAGCGAAGGCGACGGGCGCGAAAAAGAGGATCAGATAGGAAAGTCGCTTCATCCTGACGACTCCTCGACGTAGATTGTGGACGTGCCCGCAGCAAGGACGCAGTAGATGTCCACGCCAGGCCCGTAGGCGCGTTCCTCTGGGATGCCCGTCTGCATCGGGTAGCCAGTGGCGGACGTGACGCCGATCGGGCCGAGATAGGCGACGGCCGCCGGGTCGTTGACCAGTCCGCGCCAAAGCAAGCGCAAGGCGAGCGGCACGCCAGCCGCACCGCTCCCCACCTTAGCCGCCGTGGTGGACAGCGCGATCTGCGCAGTCGCGATCGCCGTGTTGGCGTAGGGCGTGGTCACGGTTATTGCTCCGTGTATGCAAGCTGGCCGGCAGCGATGAACGGTGCGGCGTCGCCGTTGTTGAGGGTCTTCGTGAGCCCGGCGGGGAGCGCGACAAAGTCGAGCATGTTGCCGACGGTGAGCGCATCGAACTCGGCGGCGGCCCAGACGAGGGACGGGCCGCTGGTCGGCGCGCCGAAGGTGATCGCGTTGTTGTTGCTGGTCACGCCGCCGGTGCCGGTCGAGGCAACAGAGGTGCCTGCGCCTTGGGTGCCGGCCCAGTTGGCCAGCGAGGCCGCGTAGGAGATGCGCGCGTATCCGGTGTATGCCGCCTCCACCACCGCGCCGCCGACGCCTGCGCGCAGCGCCGAGTCCTGCTCGGTGAAGACGGCGGTGTTGTCGGTGATCGCCTCGTTGTTGGCACCGGGATACAGCGACGCCTGAGCGGCGGCCGTGGTGCCGCCCGTGGTGCACTTGTAGAGGTGCGTTTTTCCGTCGTTCGCGGTCAGGCTGATCGTGTCGTTCGCCACGTAGGCGACCGAGTTCTGCCGCGGGCCCTTGGTGGTGGTGAGTAGCGCGATGAACGTGTTGACGAGCTGGGTGAACGTCTGGCCGCGACGCAGCCAATCGACGCGGATCTTGTTCTGCTGGTAGTTCGTGACGCCGGACGCGGCCATAAAATTGCTCCTTCGACGGCGCGGGGCCGTGAGTGCGAGAGGGAACGGCTGGTGATGGGGCGTGAGCTACTGGAGCGCGAGCATTTCAATCGAGAGGGAAGCGCCGGCCTGACCTTCGCCGAGGCCGTGGTGCAAAACCCAGTTGGCATGATGGCAGTAGCGGACCAGGCCGCCGAGAGTGGTCGTGATGTCGTCGAAGTTCTGCTCGCGAGGCTGCAGCTGGAGCGCGCCCTCGACGAGATCCATCAGCGCGAAGAGTTGCGTCTCGACGGTCAAGGCCATGTCGGCAGGCTCACGGACGTAGAGGATCGCCATCGCGTGCTGCGTCCAGCGCGGCGGCATTCCCGGGGCGCGCGCAGCCATGCCGGAGACCGCGACCACGGACAGGGCAGGCTGCTGCAGCGCCGCCAATTCGGAGACTCCAACGTAACGGCGATTCGTCGAGATCAACCCGGGCACCTGAAGGCGCAGGCGCGTCAGCAGCGCATCTTGTATCTGCTCTCGCTTGGCGCTCATTGACTCGCCTCTTCCGCGGCTCCGTTTGCGGCAGTTGCGAGGTCCGCCTCGATCGTCTGGCGCATCGCAGACAGGGCGGGCCCGAGAAACGGGCGCGGCTGAATGCGAAACGAGCCGGTCGCCCGGAGCGCGTGCAGGGCGTGGAGCTTGGCCTTCTTTCCCCGGACGGCGTTGCGGTTGTGCGCGCCGCCGTGGTTGACGGTGCCATGCTCGAGGAAGAGAGCGGGAGACGGCGCCTTGATGGTGGCGCGGATCTCGGTCAGCGTCTCCGTGAATCTCACCGAGATCCCTGCGGCCATGGTGCCGGTCTTCACTGGAGCCGAGGCCCTGGCGCGGTCCCTGACTTGCTCGGCCAGGCCCGCGAGCGTCCGCCGCAGGCGCGCCCGGATGGTGTCGGCCGCGTTGTTGAACCGCTCGGCCACGCCATCGGTGGTCACGGTCCCGATGATCTCGATCATACGTTGGGCCTGAGCCAATTCTGGATCACCGAGGCAGCGCTCGACGGGACCGCCCCGGTCTGGAGCATGACCGTCTCGCCACCGATCGAGGTGCTCACATGGCCGATGCGCGTCCGGCTCCGGTAGGCGTAAGCCACCATATCGATCACTGCCTGCTCGACGTCGCCGGGGATGCAATCGTAGTTGATCAACATCGCCTGCCCCTGGTCGGCCGCGTTGAACGCGTAGAGGCCGGCCGTGCTCACGCTGTACTGCCCAACAGCGGGCGCGCTCGCCACCTTGACCAGCGCGGCCGAGTTGCTGACGCGCGTGACACTTCGGTCGCTGACGAGCGTGAGCGCCGGCAGGACGGTGTATGGGCTCGAGATCGGGACGGTGGTGGGCTCAGCGGGGACGTTCGCGCCAGCGTCATAGATGATGGAGACGTTCCCGATGCCGGCAGTGAACTGCACGCCGTCCGTAAGCTCCAGCCGCGCGTTCTCGACGATCACATAGCCGTCCGTGGTCAGCGCAGCGTTGGGATCACCGACAGCAAGCACGGGGCGAGGTGGAATCAGCGTGCCGTCGACCATCACTTGAGCGACGGAGACGATCGGCGAGTGCAGCATGTTGATGGCGTAGCCGCGGGAGCCGCTCAGACCATAGCCGCCGCTGCTCCACATGCCCGGCGCCGACCTTGAGCGGATGCGCTCGGACGTGCCGTCCAAGACTTCCGTGTAGGTCTGGCGCAGGACGTCGCGGTCGACCTCCTGAACGAACCGGGCCGACTGCGCGGTGATGAGGCGCGAGAGGAGCGCATCGTCGGCCGTGAAGGCGTTGGCCTGATCGAGGCTGAGCCAAGCATGCACGCTCGCAAGCGTGGTCAGATCGCCGATCGCCATCGCTCACCTCGAAGAAAAAGGGTGAAAGCAGGGCCCGTGCGGGCGCCCTGCTCTCGGGGTACGGATTAGGCCGCGAACTCGTTGGGTCCGAAGGCGACGCGGACCGCGACGAGCGCGCCGGTGCCACCCGTATTGGTGCAGCGGACCTGGACGAAGCTGAAGCCGTTGTTGATGTCCATCGTGTCGAGGTTGACCTCGTCCTGGTCAGTGACGTTGTTGACGGCCTCGGTGCGCAGGTTGGTGACCAGCGCCTTTGACCCGGTGCCGCCGACCGTGGTGGCCTGGAGCACGTCGATCTGCTCCGAGCCGCCGCCGAGAACGCCGGTGAGGGTATCGATCACGGCCCACTTCGAGCCGGGCGGCACTGCGATCCACGCCGAGAGCGCGTTGCCGGCGGCGGCGATCGACTGCGGGGAAATCTGCGTCTTCGCGATGTAGACCTGAGACGGGCGGATGTTTGGCATCATGTTCTTCTCTCTTGAAAAGGGTTGGCTTGCGGGATTCAATTCTGGTTGACGGGATGGCCGCTCGCGCGTGGCCTTGCGGTGCGCGCGAGCGGCCGAGGGATTACCGCTGGGCGAGCGCGACGTATGCCGACATCGGCAGCGTCGACTTCGCGCGGGCGAGCGGCTTGCTCCACCAGGGCTGCCCACCGACGCGCAGGATGAACCTGAACGCCGTCTGGTCCTGGTCGAAGTAGAGGTGCATCGACACATCAGTCCGCACGCCTCCGCTCTTGATGACCGAGAGGTACTGCGTCGGGTCGACCAGGATGATGTCGCCGGGAGTCCCGAGGCCCTGTGCCGCCTCGCTGTAGACCACCGGCCGGCCCATCAGCGAGTCATACTGCGACGACGAGAGGCCACCAGCGGGCAGGAACGCGGGGAACGCCGCCTGGGTGCCGGGGACCACCATCGAGTAAAGCTGCGGCTCGGCGTCCTGGTTGATGATCCAGATCGCGTTGCGCCGGTTCCGCTGCGGCATGCGCGACCACATCTTGGTCACGTTGTTGAAGACGATGGTGCCCGCGACCTGGCCGCCTTCCGCTGCTTGGGTAACGAGCGCGTTCGACTTGAGGATGCCGAGCGGCTTGCCCACGCCGTCGCCATTGATGATCGCGTCGTTGATGCGGTAGTCGAGCTTCTGGGGGACCTTGGTGCGCAGGTACGCCTCGAGCGACGAGGCGTCGGCGAGCAGTTCGTCGGTCACCGGCACCAGCGCCGCCAGCTTCTCGGCGCGGATGGTGGTGTTCTGCAGAGCGATCTTGCTCTGGTTGATCTGCGCGCCCTCGGCCATCCAGTAGCCCTGGGTGCCGCCGGTCAGGTTCCACGGCTCGTTCTCGTCGACCGGGAGGGTGATCGAGTTGCTCGAGGTCTGCTGCTGGTCGGTGCGCCCGAGCAGCGAGTCCTCCATCGCCATCTTCTCGAGGATCGTGGTCTTGAAGTCGGGCGGCACCGCATAGCCGCCGTCCGCGCCCACGGCCTCCTGACCGAAGGTGCTGGCCGCGTTGAGGATCTCGAGACGCTGGTCGGCGCGCCGGCCGACGCTGGCCGCGTGCACCTTGCCGGCGTACTCGCCGAAGGAGCGGAAGCCGCCCGAGCCCCTGTAAGCCGCGGTGACGTCGCCGCCCTCGTAGACCACCTTGCGCTCGGTGGTCTGGTTGGTGGCGCCGCGCCGCGCGGGCGGGGTCATGTCCTCGGTGTCGTTCGGCGAGGTCAAGCGCCGGCCGGGGGCGTCCAGCTTGGCCTCCATCGCCTGGATGTCCTGGCGACGCGCGATCTCCTTCTCTTTGTCCGCGAAGCTGGCCTTGTAGGCCTCGAACCGCTCGGCCTCCTCGGGGCTCAGGTCGCGGTCGTCGGTGTCCGCCGCCTCCTGCAAGGCCTTCATCTCGGCGTGCACGGACGCCAGGGTTTCGTTGAGTTCGTCGATCGTGATCTTCTTCTTCACGGGATAGCTCCTCGGGCGCGGGGGCCCAATGCGGCGTGCCAATGACTGGCGCCGGTGGTTCGTTGTCTGGTGGAAAGGTCGGGGAGGTGCTTTTCGAGCGGACTGGCCGCCTCTGCTGCCCGGGCTGGCCCGGTCCTGCGGAATCGTTTACTTGCGGGGAACAGCGCCCGGCTTGGGCGCGATCTTCTTGGCCTGCTCGGCGAGCAGCGCGGCGTTGGCGGCCGCCTTTGCGGCGCGGTCACGCTCGTCCTGGATGATCCGGGCGGCGGATGCGGCAAGCGACATCCCCTGGCCCATGCGGGCGTCGCTCATGCTCTCCATGTCGTCGCCCAGGGAAGCGCTTGCGGCGGGAGCCATCTCCTGCTCGCGTGCAATCTCATCGGCAAAGCCGAATGCCTTGCACTCGTCGGCAGTCATCCAAGAGCCCTGCCCGTCTGCGCCGGCGGCCATCATTGAGAGGCACTCGGCCGGGGTCTTCCCGGTCTTGGCCGAGTAGATGTCGGCGATCGTTCCGTCGAGCTTGCTCAGGAGGTCGCGCATCGCTTCCATGTCCGATGCGTTCCCGGACCTGCCCGCCCATGCGCGATGGCTCATCCACTCGGACGCGGGCGCGGCCACGACTTTCGAGCAGCCGAGAGCCACGATGGTTGCAGCTGACGCGCAAAGGCCGTCGTTGAACGCCGTGGCGGACATGCCGCACCTCTTCAGCGCCTCGAACATCGCCAAGCCATCGAGCAGATCGCCGCCCTCGGAGTGAAAGCGCACATCAAGGGCTGTGCAACCCGCCCTCTTGGCAGCTTCGATCGCGCCGACGAAGTCCTTTGCCGAGCAGCCCTCGCCCGTCCACATGTTGAGCCCGATCGGCTCGTAGACGTAGACGGTCGCGGTCGTCGGCGACTTGGATGCGTTGTAAATCCCGTCCGCGCCGGCGCCCCAGATCACGCGCCGTTGGAGCACGTCTGCCGGAATCGTCGCGCGGTGGGCCAAGCGCCCCTCGGCGGCCTTCGCGCGGGCGTGCACCATGAACTTGGGAAGTTTCATCATGCTGCCCCCTGCGTGACTGTGAAGGTTGCGACCAGACGCTCTGCCGCCTCGTGCGGGTCCGTGCCGTTGTCGATTGAATCGGCCGCAGCGAGCAGCCCCACATCGCGCGCCGCAGCGTCCGTGCCCGGCAGCGCTCGGATCGAAAGCTCAATCGCTGCGTGACATTCCTCGAGCAGCCACGGTCGCAGGCGCTGGCGCTCTTCAGCCAGGTTGACCGCGACCTTCGCCGCGGAGAGGTTGTGCCGCTCGAGGTCCGCCGCGCGCGCAGTGAGCCGCTTGGCGTAGCGCTCGAGCGCCGAGCCAAAGACCATCTCCATCGAGTCCTTGACCAGCGTTGCGCGGTCGCCGAACCCCGGAGTGCCCGAGCCGTCGTCTGGCTGCGCCGCCTCGTTGGGAGGACTCGCAGCACCGCCCCCGTCCGAACCCGTCCCGGGCGCGGACGTCTTTGGCACGATCAGGTTGTCATAGGTCGTCATGTTCATGGGGACGATCCGCACGTCGCCGAACCTCCCGGGGAGCCGATTCTTGCCCTCCATCGCGAGGATGTCGTTGGCCGAATAGACGCCGATGTTCCGGCCGATCGAGTAGGCCTCGAAGCGGCTTTTTGCGTCGCCGTGGGTCAGCCAGCCCATATCGATCTGGGTCATCTTCCGCGGACCGCGCGCGGGGATCAGCTTGTAGTCGCCCTCCTGCTCCACGCGCTTTGCCCAGGGCGTGAGCGAGTCGCGCACGAACTCGATGCCGAGGTGCTCGATGTTGGAGAACGTCGCTCGCGCCAGGTGCTGCACCTTGTGCGGAGGCACGCCATAGAAGCGGCAAATCTCCTCGATCTGGAAAGTGCGACTGTTCGTGAGCTGCGCCTTGTCTGCCTCGACATTGGAGGGCAACCACTCCATGCCGTCCTCGAGGATCGCGGGCCGGTTGGCCTTGAAGGGGCCCTTGAACTTGTCCTCCCAGTCGTCTTTCAGCTTCTTGTGCGCGTCCGTTGAGAGCTTCTTGGGATACTTGAGGATCCCGCCCATGTTCGTGTTGTTGCCAAAGTAGGTCGACGCGAACCGCTCTTGCGCCGCCGCGAGGCTCATCGCCTTCGCCGCTCGGGCAACGAAATTGTCTCCCATCAGGCCGGTGATACCGGGGCCATGAAGGTGGAAGACCTGCTCGGCCTCGAGGCGCATCATCCCGCCGTCCATCTGCCGATGCTCGTAGTAGAGCACCCCGGTCTGCTTGTCGCGCCGAGGAAGCGTCCGGTCCGGGAGCAGCGGCCACAACGCTGACGGCTGGCCGCGGGCGTTCTTGACGATCTCCGCGTAGCCGTTGCCCCACGTCGTCGCGTTCATCATCAGCGATTCACGGAACGCGACAGCCGTCATCTCGGGGTTTGGCCGGACGTTGAGGAGGTAGTCGAGCGGGTCGTCGGGGAGGATCTCGCGGTTCGCGCCATCGAAGAGGGTCACATTCCATCGGCAGCTCGAGATCGCCGTCGTGATAGCCATGACGCAGGCCCAGACCACGGAGATTTGCAGCGCCGTCTCCGGCGTGACGACGATCCCGCTCGGTTGATCCGTGCTGACCCACTGGAATAGACGGATCGGGTCGTCGCGGCGGATCTCGTTCCGCGCGCGGAACGGCCCGGTGAGCCTGTCCCAGATGCCCATGCGATTGACTCCGTTTTGTCAGATCAAGAATGCGCGTCAGGACGTGCGCCGTGCGTGCTGGGACGTGCTTCCGGCGCGCCCGCACGCGCAGCCAAGGCGTCGACTGGTGCAACCCTCATGCGTCCACGAGCAGCCGCTAGTTCACCGGCGTTAGCAGCAGGCTCGCCCGGTAGATCGAGGAGCCTGTTGCCGCGCCAATCGTGTTGACGCTCACCGACGTTGCAGACGGAACTACCAGGCGCCTGAACGTCACCGGGTTGGGCGCGATGTTCGCCGCGGCCGAGACGATTAGGGTCGTCACCACCGACCCGCCGATCTTGACCTGCATGTTGTCGATGTCGGCCGAGGTCAGCGTGCCGGCCACGTTGGCCATGACCGTGATCTCGTAAGTGCCTGCACCGGGAGTTAGTGTGGCGATCACCGCTCCAGCCCCAGCGCTGCTCACCGACCCGAATGCCGCCGTGGTCGAAAGGCCCTGTACCGGAGCACCCGGGGCCGCTGCGGCCGGCGTCACGGTCGGGTTGACCACAATGGTCACGTTCGCCAGGCCGCTCGTGTAGGAGGTCAGGGTCACGCACAGGAACTGCGCTCCGCCCGAGAGGATGGTCCACTGCCCGTTGGCGCTGGTGGAGCTCGCCGGCCCGGCTGTCCCGCCGATGGGCCACCCCGGAGCGGGGATGAAGGTGCTCGACGTCGCGGTCGAGAAGGCGATGCTTGCGACGTAGGTACCAGCCACTTCCACGGTCGCGCTCGGGCCGTTGGTCAACGACACCACGATCGAGCCCGGGGCGTTGCAGGCGGCCACCACGTTGAGGGGCGTCGAGGCGATGGCCGGCGCGGCCCCAAGCAGAAGCGCCAGCAGAAGCAGTGTTTTTCGCATGGAATCAGCCGACCACTGCGCCGGTTGCGTCCAGCCAGGCGCTGTTCGCGACGTTGCGCCAGATCGGCTTGTTGAGGGTCGTCTCGAAGAAGCTGAAGCCCGGCACCACCGGCACCCCGACCAAGGAGGCCATCGTCCCAATCAGCACGTCGTCTGGCGCGAGCAGGTAGCCCTGGAGCAGGAGGCCGATCGCGTATTTCGCGTCGACGGAATAGGACCCGTCGGGGCCGATCTGCAGGTTCGCCCCGTCGAGGTTCAGGTACGGGGGGGAGTTGGCTGGCGGCAGCATTCGAATCGTGGACATAGTTGTGATCGCCTTTTGGTGAATCAGAGCGTGAGGAGTCCGCGCTCCCCTGTGTAGATTGCCTCATCCGGCATAGCCATCGAGCGCGACAGAGCCATGATCGATGCCACCACGCCGTCGATCTTGTCCTTTGCCTTTTCCTTGTCCGGCTTGATATTGCCCGCCGGATCTTTCCTTATCACAGCGTTACCGATCATCCAGGCCATCACGGGGTTCCCGCCGTGGCGGACTTTTCCCTCAACGATCTTGCTCTCGAACTCTTTTGACGGCTCGCTCAGGGATTGGAACCCCTGGCGCATCTCCACCATCGTAAAGCCGTCGTCTTCGCCAAGGTCGGTGGCGATCGATTGAGCGTTCCAGTTGTCGTAGGCGATCTCATTCAGCGCGGTGTAAGTCTCGCGCAGCTTCTTGATATCGGCGCGGATGAACTTGTAGTCGATCACGCTGCCAGGCGTCGATGTGATCCAGCCGGCCGCCGCCCACTGCTCGTAGTGCTTGCGGCCCTTCGCGGCCTGCGCGCGGATCGTGTCCTCGGGCAACCAGAATCGGCAGAGCAGATCGACAGATCCGTCGTCGGCCGGGAACACCATCACGAAGGCGGCCAGGTCGAGGCGGCTTGCGAGGTCCAGCCCGCCGACGCACAGGCGGCCCACCAGCGCAAGTTCGCGCGCTTCGCGCACCGCCAGCGGGTCGTCCACCGGGTCGCACTCCTTCCATCTCTCGACCGATAGCCACCTCGTCACCTGCTGCACCCAGCGGTTGCAGTGGTAGCGAAGGAAGTCGTTTGTCTTGTCCGAGCTCCGGCGCGCCGTGACCGCTTCGTCCGCGAGGAAGCTTGCCTTGACGCTCACGCCCAGGTTCGGGTTTGCCTTCGCCCATGTTTCTGGATCGAAGGGATCGTCGCCGTCGTCGATCGCTGCGATGTATGCGAACTGGCGGTCGTCCTCGAACGCGCCGTCGAGAACCTGCGTCGCATATTCGTGGTGCTGCCAGCCGACCCCGTTGGGATCATAGACGCCCGCCGTCGTGATCTCCAGGGTAAGCGGCTGTCGCCGCGCGCCGACCGCGGTGTCGAGCACCGCGCAGAGATCGTGATCGGTCCACTCGTGCACCTCGTCCCGAAAGTCCCCGTGCGGGTTGAGTCCGTCCTGTGTCTCCGCGTCCGAACTGAGCGGGAGCATCTTCGCGCCCAGCCTGTCGCAGAAGATCGTCCCGCCAGCGCTCTTGTGGATCTTGAGGAAGCGCTTGAGGTCGGGCGATGCGCGCACCATCTTCGCGGCACCGTCCCACAGGATCTTGGCTTGCTCCTTCTTGGTCGCCGTCGAGTAAATCTGCGCGCCCGCCTCGTTGTCGGCGACGAGCATGTAAAGCGCGAGCCCGCTGCCGAGGATCGTCTTGCCGTTTTTCCTCGGTATTTCGATCCATGCCTTACGAAACCTGCGCGTGCCGTCTTGACGGAGCCACCCGAACAAAGGCCGCACCACGTCGTTGCGCTGCCAGTCGCCCAGCATCAGCGGCAGCCCGGCCCACTCGCCCTCATGGTGCCGGCAGAATTGCGCGAGGAATTGCACCGGACGATCAGCGGCCTGCTCGTCGAATCGAAACCCTTTCGGGTGACCACTCTTGCGCAGAAATAGAGCCATGTCGCGCTCATGCCGCTCGATCGCTAGCTGCTCATACTTCCCGCGCGCCCGACTCAATTTTTGCCGCCCTCGATGACGCGAGGTCTTCCAAAGAGGAAACTCTCGGCGCTGTCCTTGTCCTCCTCGCCATCCTTGTCGGGCGGTCGCACCCTTGATCGCGCGGCGTAGTGCAAACCCAAAGCCCCCGCGACCTCATGCACGACCTGCCACAACTTCCGGGCCTCGCCTGCGGCCGGATTGATGCGCAGCCCGAACGACGTCCTGAGCATCGGCGCGCGGGCCGCCAGGTGATCCAGGTGCACCGCGCGCGCGTGCATTCTGACGTAACTCTCCAGCGTCCCGCCGTCCACGTCGCTGAGCACGCCGGCCATCAGCAATCGCGGCAATAGATGAGTCCAGAGCTTCAATGCCGCGCTCGGCAGGTCGTCAGGCGTCGGCGGCGCGCCTGGGGCCAGTTCAAACACCCTGCCCGCGGAGCTGCGCCCCGCTCGAAAGGTGCCCTGCTGCTTCTTCAGCGAGTCCGGCTTCGCAGGTGGTCCGCGCTTGCCCATGAAACCTCCGCGAAGGAACACGCATGTTTTCGCGCAGTTAGCCGCTTTGTACAGGGATCGCCGCAAAGAGCTTGACGTTTCGCAGCGCTCCGATTATCTTGTGCTCCGTAACAACGCCACCCCAACCGAACCGGAGAAACCAAAATGGCACACGAAGCGAAGATGATCTTCGATATGAATAGCGGCGAATACGTCTTTCAGAACGACGCCACCCCGGAAGAGATCGTCAAGGCCGGGGCGCGCACCGGATCGTGGGGCGATTCCACCTTTCACAACTTGACCGACGGCGCCCGCGCCTCCGGCAATGTGCATAGCGCCCATTCGTTGCTGAAGGCCGCCGACCTGGACTGGGATCCGAGGTTCGCCCCGCTCAGCGTGGGGGGAATCAACGTGCCCGCCGATGTGGGCCGCGCGGTTGTGCGCAGCGACAACGGCGAGACGATCGGTGTCGTTGGCTCCCGCTACACCCTCATTCCTCACCGCAAGCTGGCCGACCTGGCCGACGCGATCTGCGGCACGGGCACCGCACTCCACTACGGAAACGCCGGACACAAGAAGCACGGTGCGCGCCCCTTCATCCAGCTGAAAAGCGCCCCCCGCACCATCGGCAAGGACGTCCGCGGGAGCGACGTCGACGTCGCCGACGTCATCACCTTGATGACCGGCCACGACGGCACGCTGCAGGCGCTCGCCTGCTACGGCGCGAACATCATCGTCTGCGACAACACCTATGCTCACGCGCTGTCCTGCGCGTCGTCGCGCGGCGTTTCGATCCGTCACACGTCCGTCGGCATGAAAACGATCGACGAGGCGATCCGTATCGCTACCGCGACACGCGAACTCGGCGCGTCCTTCGATGCTGCCGCGCTCAAACTCCTGTGCGCCCGCTTCGAGGACCGCTCGATGGAGCAACTGGCGAACGTGCTCATCCCGGGCGAAGGGACGCGCGCTGACGCCGCCCGCGAAAAGCTGATGACCGCCTGGACGTCCTCGCCCGGTGCCGCGCCGGGAACCATGTGGGGCGCCGCGCAGGCAGTGACGCACTACACGACGCACTCGATCGGCGCCCACGCCGAAACGGATCGCTCCTTCAACCTCGCGACCGGCGAAGGCCGCGGCTCGGACATGCAGGCGACCGCGTGGTGGCACCTGACCACCGAGGAAGGCAGCGAGGCGCTCAAGCAGGTGCAGGTCCGCCGGGCGATCAGCGCCTAGCGAGCAAGGGCGAAGGGGCGGCGCCGAATCCGCCCCGCATTGACTGGCTATCGAAGCCAACCAACGTCGCGTCCTGCACCGATGGGCGCCTCAGCCCCACGAACGGGGAAAAAGAGAAAAACGTGAAGACCGACTGGAAGCGGACTGCGCGAGGGCTGCTCGCCCTGGCTCAACGCGGTGGAACCGAGGCAGAGGCCCAAAACGCAGCCAAGGCTTTCGCGCAATTCTGCGCAGAAAACGGCGTGCTTGACGAGGTGAGCACGTCGCGAGCGAAGCCGAAGATGATCGGGTCTGGCCGCGGACCAGGCTCCGCAACGAAAAGGTTGGATGCCTTCTATGACGGCCTCGCGCCGTCGTGGGTCGACCGCTACGGAAAAACAGTGACGTGGGGAGCCGACAGCTGGAAGGCCGCGCAGAAGTTCCACGCCATGCGTCGCGCAGGGTGCCGTTGGGACATGAGCGCCCAGAACTGGATCCCGAAGGAATCACACGAGCCGTTCGCATCCGTCCGCCAGCTGCCACCGGCGCCGGTTGGACCTCTCGTCGCACATGAACCACGGGTGGCCCCCGTGCTGACTTTGGTCAGCGGCTGCTCGCACTGCGGTGAGCCGCTCGACGCTCGAGCCAAGGACGGATGGTGCGGTCCTTGCGCTGCGATCAGGCCGGCACCAGTCGCGACCGCCTCGGCACCAGTCGCTACCGCGCTCGCAACCCGCATCAAGGGCTCGTGCTCGGCGAGCGGCTGCTCGTCATCTACGCACGCCCGCGGCCTGTGCGCTCCCCACTACCGTCAAGCACGACAAACCGCTTGACGTTGCGAAGCGCTCCGATTCTAATGCGCCGCCATGACAACCCATCGAAAGAATCCAGCTGCCGTCGCTCTCGGTCGTCGCGGCGGCAGCGCCAACACTCTCGCTCAGCGCGCCCAGCGCCAAGCCGCAGCCAGGCACGCCGGGCGACCGCGCGAGCAGCTTCCCTGCATCCACTGCAAGCGACAGACGCTCAGGCGCGACAGCAGCCGGCGCCCGTCGTGCGGCGGCGAGGATTGACATGCAAGCCCTGACCCTCATCCGCCCTTGGTGCTGCGCGATCGCCGAGCTGGGCAAGGTGATCGAGAATAGGTCTTGGAGCCCGAGCGAGGCAGCGATGGGGCAGCGCATCGCGATCCACGCCGGTCGAAAGTGGGACGAGACTGCTCTCGACTTCATCCGTCAAGCGAGCTCCCTGCCGCCAGCCGAGACCGAAGCCGCCCTCGATCGCGCCCGCAACCGCGACGGTGCGATCGTCGCGACAGCGCTCCTCGTGCGCGTCGTCTATGAATCGAGCAGCCCGTGGTTCGTTGGCCCTCGGGGTTGGGTGCTGGCCGACGTGCGCCCGCTCGCCAAGCCCGTGCCTTGCCGTGGGGCCCAATCGCTTTGGACTGTTCCGCCCGATGCGGCCGAGGCCGTGCTCAACCAAAACGGCTAGCGAACCTCGACAGTCGATGTGCAGCGCTTCCCGTGCTGCGCAATCGCCTCGCTCGCCTCGTGGATCGACTGCGGCGGCGAGAACGGCACGACGTCATCGCAGGTTCGGCAGGTAAACGACTTTACCAGCGGCCATTCGTCGTCGGTCCACTCGATCCAGAAAGAGTTTCGCATCTACGCCCCCAGCAGACGTTGCGCTTGAGTCAGATCCGCCATCGCCGGGCCGGCGTAGCGGAAGGTGGCGCAGGGCCTCGACGAGAACGAGCTGGCGCCTTTCTCGACGTTGGCGACGCGCCGCACGGCCGTTGCTCGCGTCACGCCCTTGACACCAGGCTCGTGCCGCAACTGCCACCGCGGCGACTTGTCGAATGACCGAATCAGCGCCGGGTGCGCCGGGTAAGTGTGCAGAATACGGTCCGTCGCCTTGTACGCAGCGCCGATCTGGTCGACAAGTGCCATCGCCAGACCGCACCCCTGCCAATCGGGTAGCGTTACGAGTCGCGAAACGCCCTTGATATTGGCGATCCGCGAGTGCGGCTTGTGGATGACCCCAGCAAAGGCCGCCAGTCGGCCGTTCGCATAAAGCGCGAAGCAACGAGCTGCTTTCGTCATCTCGGCACTCAAATAATGAAACGGAGCGAAGACCCGCCAGACTTCATATGGGACCCGCCGGACCTCGCACTCGATGGACGGTCGCCCTTGAAGCAACCTCCGCTGGAACGTCTGGTCAGCCATGTCGACGATCCAGTCGGGCTGGAGCCAGTCGATCACATCGTAGTGGCATGTCACCGCAACGAGCTTGCGCTCCTTGCGTCGGATGAACTTCTGCACCGAATGGCTGACGATCTTTGCCACCTGCCGGTCGACAAACGAGGTGAACTCGTCCACCACGATCGGCGACGCATCACTGAGCAGCGATTGGGCCACGTCGACGCGGAATTTCTCGCCGTTGGACAGCACCGAATACGGCCGCAGCCAGGCCGGGATCGTATTGAACCCGACCGATTGGCAAATCTCGCTGATATCCTGAATCGACCGGCCCGGCGCCAGCTCGTCAACCACCGGCCTCGGCCCCCATGTCGATGCGGGCGGCTCGCCGAAGACGTGCTTCATCACCGTGGACTTTCCGCTCCCGCTGGGCCCAACGATCAACCCGACCGACCAATCCATCGACTCGATCGGCATGTCGAACTTCCAAGAGAGGTGGCACTTTTCCTGCGCCGGCACATCGAACATCGCGGACACTTGTCTGGTGCGCGCGGAGTGCTGGATGCTGCTCTCGATCTCGACAGATACCTTTGGCATTAGGGCGCCCCTCAGACGATCAAGGGTTTGCAGGAAATGCCGAGCGCCTCGATCGTTCCCATCATCTCGGCCTGCTGTTCTTCGCTGACGCACTCGATCAAAAGTTGAAAGCGAAGCCCGTCGAGCTGCGGCGACGTGTCCGGCTCGTCTGCGGCATCGCCCTCGGCGCCCAACATCTTCTCCAGTTCTGTCTCGCTGAAGCCGGAGTCTTCCAAGTCTGCCTCACCCGCCCGCAGCTCCCTGAGCACCTCGGCGAGTTCGTCCTCATCCCATTCGGCCTCTTCGCCGACTCGGTTGTCCGCCAGCGCGAGCAGGTGAGCGTCGGCCGGGTCGAGGTCCAAATAGCGGACCGGAACCTTCTCGATTTTGAGCTTGATGGCGGCCTTGAGGCGCGTGTGTCCTGCGATCAGTTCGCCGTCCTGCTTGCGCGCGAGCAGCGGCGCGCCGAACCCAAACCGCTTGATCGACTTCATCACCTTGGCCACCGCCGCGTCGTTCTTGCGCGGGTTCTTCGCCCAGGGCTTCAGCTTTTCGACCGACACCCACTCGGCCGCGGCCTCGCCCTCGGTTGGCTTGTCGATTGACTTTTTCGCCAATGAAAACCTCTCAATTCCATAAACCTGACAGCGTGTGTGCGTCATTGGGAACGGTCGGAAGACCCGGTCGACCTACCTTTTTGACCCGCCCTACCCCTACCGGGCGGGCCCCTTGGCCCCCAGGCCTTGCGGAGCGGGGCGCGACGGTCACCCGTGCCCAAACCCACCATCGGTGCAGGCGGTCTTGCGGCTGTGCGCCCCGCAGCCACCTGTGCCGCATAGGGTCTGCAGGTTGCCCGGGTCGAGCCTCAGCGCATCGTTGCCGCGGTGCGGCACGACGTGGTCGACAGCCAGGCCGGGTCCTTGGCGACCGCAGGCCTCGCAGGCTGGGTGCCCGGCGAGATGCTGAAGCCGCAACTGTCGCCAGTCCGAGCCATACCCTCGAGCCGTGCTGCCTGGGCGGGCGACCGTGTGGTCGGGGCATCGTGCGCCCGAGGTGGTGAGGGCGCGGCAACCCGGATGAGCGCAGGGTCTGGCGCTACGGTGTGGCATCGGCGACTCGGTCTTCCGCGAGCGTGGCCGAGTAGTCCATCCTGGTGAGCAGGCGCCAGATCCATCGCGTGGCAGGGCTGGAAATGCGCCGCTCGACGCGCGGAGGCTCGACTGGGTCCGGCGGCATGGTTATCGGATCGCCCATCCGGCGATGTGTGGCCGGTCAGATTGAGAGCCGACGAACACCCTGCCCGTCTCGTTGCATTCCGCGCAGCCGAGGCAGCGGCCCTTGCATGCGCCGCAGAGCAGGTAGACGGTCTGCAGCGCAAGCCACACCTTCTGCCGGGCGATCATCAGCCGCTGACGGTCGGGGCCGCTGCGGTGGCGGTCGAGGTGGATGGTTTCCAATGGGCGCAGCGTCATAGTGAGCCTTGCCTGGCTTATTTGCCCTTCTTCGCGGCTTCCCTGAACTGCTCAAGCACGAACTCGTGCACGTCAGCGGCGGTCTCCGGCTTGGGCGCGAAGATGCTCACCGCCGGCGGCGTGAACGGCACCTGGTCGGCGGGCCGCAGCGCGACGGCTTCGCGCACCGGAACCGGCCTGGGCAGCACAACCTGGTTCAACCGGCGATCCTGCGCCCTGCAGCGTTCCCGCATCAAGGCATACGCCGTCTGCGGGATCATGGATGCCACCCGTGGGCGAGCAGCCACGCAAGTACCGGCAGCGCAGCGCCGGCGGCAATCAGGAGCACGCGGCTGGCCCAGACAGCGCCCTGACCGCGCTTGATAACGTCCTCGATCGCGCC